TTTTGCGAGCTCTTTTTTCTTGGCTAATTTTTTACGCTTAACATCAGCCTCATCGTCCAAGTCCTCATCGTAATGAAACTTTTCGTTTAGCATGAACTCAATATCTTCCGAGTCTAAGTCGGATTCAATTGCGGCGTAATAGTTAGCCAATAATTCGTCTGGGTCTTTGTCATCTATGTTCTCGTTTAGTCTAACGAAATCATTGATACCTCGACCCGTTTCCTTTTTGTACTTAAGATAGGCTGCGACATCCTCGGGAAGTTCTGAAGATTCTTGTCTGACTTCAATTAAATCGTCTAGCGATTTAATCTCTCTGCCGTATCTGTTTCCAATAAATGAAAGAACGTCTTCCTCTTTTAATTCTTGCGTTGACTCTGTCGTTGTCTCTTGTGGTTCAACAACTTCGTCTTGTTGTGATTGATTCAGCTCAGCTTCATGCTTATCCAAAAGTTCTTGCTCGACCTCTTGGACAGACTTGGCTTCAATAGAACCAACCTCTTTTACCTTAAATTCCATAGATTTGATTTTGATACAAAATTATAACAAAAAAATGAACCCTTATCTGGGCTCAAATTCTGCAAAGTCAAAGCCATCCAACGAGTCTTCGTTTGATTCAAAGTTGATGGAGGGCAATGTTTTTTGGCGCTGCTCTATGAGCTTAGACTGCTGAGTATTTTGTCGGTCAATTCTCTTGGCCTTCTCGTCCTCTTTCATCTTGTCTCTCTCCGTCAAGGCCCCAACCTCTACGCCCTTAATGCGCATCTGGTATGAGAACTCTTCGGCCATCAAAGACTTCTTCAGTTCTGCCTCATTGCGCATCTTTTCAATTTCGAATGCAATCTCGGCCTGCTTAACCTGCATCTTAGATTGAGACTCGAGTTGTATTTTTTGAGCAGCAATCTCAGCAGCCATCTGTTGTGACTGCATATTTATCTGAGCCTGAGCTTGTTGCTTCTGCATCTCTGCCATTTGCATTTGCTCAAAGTTCTTAGCCCTCTTAACCTTTAGAAGCTGGTTTGCAAGCTTCAAGTTTTTAACCTCGCGAATATCAATGGCATCCTCAAGACTAATATCTCCCTTCGACAATGCCATCTGGATATTTGCTTCAAGCTGCGCCTTCTGCTCTTCGTCTGGAGAAACCTCAATAAAGATTCCGAAGTCGTAAATGTAGAGGTCTTTAATCTGGTCAAGTATTCTAACGTTGTACTTGCCAATCTGCATCGTGAACTCTTCCTTAAAGTCTGAGTACTGCAAGATGTCCGCAACACGACAAGACAAAGCCTCGGCGAGCGAGCGAGTCATAAATAGGCTCCCCTCCAAAATGTGTCGGGTCGCCGTATTTGAGTTAAGAGCAGCAAGCTTCTGCACGCCAACGAGAGCGTTGGGGTCTGGTGTAGAACCATCCCTCGCTTCATTAAGGCCAGTCACCGCACGAATCATATCCATGTAGTGGTTGTAATTCCCAATGAGAGCCGCCATCTTGGATTGCCCAGAGCTGGCTGTCAACTGCTGAATCGGTACGCGAGCATTATTAAACTCACCATCCTGAGTATAGGAACGACCAACCACGCTACCGGTTTGGAAATATAGGCGTAGTGCGTCCTCTGGGTTGTATGCTGCCCCCGTTCCGAGGTCAACCTCATTCAGGCCATCTGCATCAATGAAGACGCCATCAGGGACAACCTTCGATATTACTTGCTGTAGCTTGAGGTGTGTGAGCTGAATCAAGTCAGCGAATGGAATCATTCTTCTAACCAAAGACTCGATGTTACCCTTGTACATTCTGGGAGCAACAGCAATATAATTTGGAAGGGCATTCTGCGTAGCTGACTTTGGACGAACCATGTTCTCCATCATCTGCCACTTGAGCATGATGTTTGTTCCCATCACCATGACGCCCTCATACCATACATCGATGGTTTTTTCCACCTTTTCGAACTTTCCGTCCTGCATCATTTCTACAGGTGGGTTAAAGGTGTCATCCTTCTCAATGACTCTAGAGCCGCCGGTTTCGTTTATCTTTTTCTTGTAGACAAACTTCTTAGTTGTCTTGTAATTGAAATACAACAACGTTGCCGTGTCCTTGTAGAAGATGTCGTTCTCATAGAACTGTGCAACATTATAATAATCATACCAGCTTTGGCTATACTGAGAAATTTCTTCAAGGTCCTTGTTTGTGAGCGATGGGTCAATCTTAATTAATTCCGTAATTGGAAGTGTTTTAATCTCTCCCCAGTAGAAGCAATCTCTAAAGTATGGGTCCTCTGTATAACTATAAACCACATTAGCTGGGTCTACATAGCTAACTCTAACGCCATCCCCCGCAAGGAACTCGTGCTTGATTGTTCCAACGCCAATGGTTGCAATGTCATAGTCCACCCGTCTGCGTGTGTCATCGTAATGATTTTCCGCAAGCAATGTGTTGATGGCTTCCTCTTCAGCTATCTCAATGGATGGCTTATACTTTAACTGCATGTGCAGCTTAAGCTCGTCCTCATCTCTGGGGAGTTCCATTGGGTTAACATTAAATGGATTGATGCCAAACGCTTCAGACATTTTTGTCAAAGCATCTTTCGCAACCATATCGCCTTCTACGACATCTTGATATTGGTTTCTCTTCTCTGCCGATACCGCATCCTGAGCGTATGCTTTTACCGTGAATAGTCTGTCAGACATACCGTTTACAACGATGTCTACAAACTTTGGAAGGATTGGAACTGGCGTCCAGTCTAGGTTCAAATAACTAAGGTCACCGTCAATAGCCAGCTCATTTTTGTATTTAGCAACCGACTGCTCTCCCCTAGCATATAGTCTCAAGCGATTGAAGTCTCTCCACTGGTTGTAGTACCTACAGCCGTTTCCATCTTTACGGAACCATTCGTATTGAATGGCTTGGCCTATCTGTAGGCCGAACTCATCCGTGGCTTTCTCTGAATCAGAAACAAATTGACTTGGAAACCCAGTGGCTGATATATTTACTTTAACTTCTTTCATCTGTTGACAAGTTCACTTTGGAAGCCCTTGTTATTATATCTAGCAAAGTTAATGCTTATTTTAGTTTCCTTTTTCTCAGGCTGATATAGATGCTTTTGGTTTGCCATAATTGCCAATCCAGAACTAATCGTAGCGTCAAACTTTGTTCTATTGTTTATATCGAAGCGAGCCCAGTCCTCCAGTGTCCTGTTAAAATACATAGAGCCAACCTCCTCCGAGTCCCTATATGTGCCCTCTAAATCTAAGCCAACATATTTTTCTATATAAGACTCTATAGCAGACGCGTGCGCCTGTTTTACCTCTTCGCTTGAGTTGGGTATACCCCCAAGTTCGCGCTCAGATTTTGATAATTTAGTGAAGTGCTTGTCAGGTCTGTTCATGCTAAAATTTCTATACCCCCTATTCTTAAAGTGATATAAAAGCCTTGGCTTGTTGTTTTCTGCCAACACGGGCATACCATAAAACACACACGCCATAAGAACATCTTCAAAAAATATTTCTGCTGTCTGCGGTCTGGCAACATACTCTAGGAAAAACTCATTAGAGGGGGCGTCGTCCATGTTGAACTTAGTCATCCCGTGCAGAGCCCCATTAGAACCCCCGCCGCCTACTACTCCAGATATATCATAGGAGTCACAGCCAAACGAACCAATGTGTTCGTTGCCGGGGAAACGTACTCCATTACGCATCAGTACATTGTTTTGCATTCTGGCTGATGGTATCCAGCTAACTTTAAACCTCCCCCTCGGGTCTGGAGTCCATATGACCTTCGTGTCCTTTATGCCATCCTTCCAATGAAACGAGCCAACGGTTATAAAGTGCTCTTTGATTGTGGCGTCATTAAAGTCAATCTGCTGATATATCTTGGTTAGATTGAATATAGACTGCTTACTCTCGTCCCTGAAGGCGTGAGACTCCGTTCTGGGGAACTGACGGTAGAATTCGTTTAGCGCATCTGGGTCTGACTTTAGTGAGGCTACCTCATTTTCCCAGTAGTCAATAGCTCCTATTTTTATCATGTCCCCATCTATGCCCACAATGGGGTTATCTGGTGTCTGTAAAACAGGCATGCCGTGCTTATCTATGTACCCCTCGAAGTTCCACTCCATTGGGATGAATAGAGAATAGAGCCCACTCTTTGTCTGCCCATTCGGGCTGCGCTTTGTTGTATCCGAATCGTAATACAGTTTCTTAAAGTTATCACCGCCCTTATCCAGTGCGTTAGACGTAGAGCCCATCATGCACTTACCAATAACTTTTGAGCCCAACCGCAAACAAGTTTTAGTGACCCGCCAATTGTTAAGGATGTTGTCTGGCTTCATCCACTTACCTGATTCGTCGTGAACAAGGAGCTGTAGCTTCTCGCCGTCATAACTGTTGTCTGCCGTATTGCGCCAGTCGATAGTAGTATTAAGGCCCTCCACATCATCCACCTCCGTGTTGGACATGTTCTTCTTGGTAATTTTAGATGCCGGTATTCTGTATGCAAGCTCTGTCTTCGGCTTGTCCATGCCATCCATAATCGGGCGAAAGAAGAACGGAAGGTTGCTGTTGATGGGAACAACCTTGTCGGTAAACATCTTTTTGGCGTCGGTACCAGTCTTTGACAGGATGCCAATCCTTGAGTCTTTTGCGACTGTTGCCATGTTCACGCACTCCGACGAGCCCATAAATGAAAATCCAGAACGACGAATCTTCAGATAGCACATTCCAAATGCCCTAGGGTCAGCCTTAACAGCTTCCCAGAAAATAAAGAATATCCTGTTGGCCTCTCGAAAGTCTGGATTACCAACGTCAATCTTTGTCCACTGCAAGTACATATAGTGGGAGCCCGTTATATACGTCGGCTCTCCGTCATTCATAAACCAGAAACCCTGCTCGCGTCTATCGAACTCTCCCTCAATGTAGTCTACCCATTTAGACTTGAACTCGTTTGACTTTTCGTGCCATTGGAATATGGACTTTATCTTGTTGAGTTCTGCTGGGTAATCAAACGCCTCCCAGTATTGCTCATCCGCTTTTTTGTCTCTAGCATAAACCTCCTTAGGTACCGCCGGAAGGGCGACTGCCAGATTTGATATCAGATATATATCACCAATAGTCCCGTCCTTCGAGATGACCACCATGTCGTTCTTCTCGTCATAACCATACTGCCAAGAAC